TAATACAAGGTGGTATTGGGGCGGTTATATATCTAATCTCCGTATAGTAAATGGAACAGCTATATATACAGGTAACTTTACACGACCGGGTAATCCATTAACAGCAGTAACTAATACTGCATTACTATTGAATACACCCTTTATATCTTCGGATGCTTTTTTAGATACTAGTACAGTTGCTGCTACCGTTACTAAAGTTGGAACACCTACATCAAGCTCCGTGACACCGTTTACTTCTACCACAACTAACTCAGCAGTTCAAAGATTAAACTCCAACGGAACTTTGCAAATTTCTGGCACATATGATGAGGTAACAAATAACCCAGCAGCAATGGGAAGTTTGCTATTTGATGGGACTAGTGGTTATATTACCGCACCAGATAGCGTTAACCTACGATTAAGCACCGGTGATTTTACTGTAGAAGGATGGTTTTATCTTAATGCTCTTAGTGCGGTTAGAGGTCTTGTTGCAAAAGGTACTGGTTCAACAGGATGGGAAGTTCGTGTAACAGCTGCTAACGTATTGGCGGCATCATATACAGCAACTGCATTGACTGGCACTACTACTATAACTACTAATCGTTGGCATCATTTTGCGCTTGTAAGGAGCGGCGTTGCATCAGGCAATATTAAACTGTATCTAAACGGTGCATTAGAAGCAACTTCTGCTACTGCGATTACTACAGATTTCACCCAAACAGATGTTTTAGTAGTTGGTAATTCTAGGGCAGTAAACCAATTTTTTTCTGGAAATATTTGTAATGTACGAATACTTAAAGGAACTGCATTATATACTGCTGCATTTACTCCACCAATTCAACCACCAAATGCAGTTACCAATACTCAATTTTTGTTGAACCCACCAAACACATCTGTTAATAACATATTAGATACTAGCACAAATTCTGCAACACTCACTAAAGTTGGCACAGTAACATCATCACCACAAACACCACTAACATTAGATGGCTTCTACAATTACTCTTTTAATGGTACTGCTGATTACTTAACTGTTGCTAGTAATGCAGGATTTGCTTTGGGTACAGGAGATTTTACAGTAGAATGTTGGATACATCCAACAGCATGGACCAATAATAATGGTACTTTTATAGATTTCAGACAAGTTGGTGCAGCAAGTCAAGTAAAACCAAGATTATTTTTAGTTAGTGGAACGTTAGCTTACATGGTTAGTAACGCTAATCAAATTACAACCACTCTTGCTTCTCTCAATACATGGTATCATATAGCATTGGTAAGATCGTCAGGATCAACCAAACTTTATGTAAATGGAGTACAAGCAGGTTCAACCTATACTGATGCAAATGACTATGGTTCGGTCGCACAAGATATGGTTATAGGACAGGTGGGAGATTCAAGAGCTTTTGCTACAGGATATTTTACGGGTTATATATCTAATCTCCGTATAGTAAATGGAACAGCTATATATACTGCTAACTTTACACCACCAACTAAACCACTTACGGCTATAACCAATACAAAATTGTTGACTTGCAGATCTAACAAAATCGTAGACAGTAGTTCAATTGGAGCTACAATTACTAGAACAGGAAGCGTTGCAGTAAACTCAAATACTGCACCTTTCACTACATATAACTATGCTGGATCTGGTTTTGCAGTTCAACGAGTATCATCAAACGGCAAATTTCAAATCACAGGTGTACTTGACGAATATACCGGTATTTAAGACAAATAAAGTAATTAACATAAATAATTATTCACTAGGAAAGCATACATGGCAAATTTATTAAGCGGTACAAGAGTCTTTGGCAATGCTACAATAGACACTATACTAACAGTCAGTACCAATACACATACTCTCGGTACTTCATCTATTGTAGCTAATAATGGATATTCTCGTTTGCCAAATGGGTTATTGATGCAGTGGGGTAACGTACTAGCTAATGCATCTGTTGGCAATGTTACATTTACTACAGCATTTACGACCATATATAATTGGCATGTAACCTCTGGTCTAACTGGCTTTTATGGATTCGCTGCAGGTGCTAATGCGACAGTGTTGCAAGTGAGGAGCTCACAGGCAGTTGCAGCAACAAATCTTTGTACATGGCAAGCAATAGGAGTCTAACATGAACATTACTTATACAAGAGAATACTCACAAGTTGCAGTTACCACTGAAGGTGAGCTAGAGGATGTAGTTAAGTCTTTCTATTGTAATGTTACCGGTACCGATTCAGATAGCGGCATTAGTATCCCAGTTGGGTTTAAGGTAGACGTCTCTTCTCCAGATGCTGCATCATTTATTACATATAGTAATCTTACCAAAGAAATATTTAATGGATGGGTTGATACCTTTGCTAACATTTCATACTATGAGAGTGCTATATCCGATGCAATAAATGTTGCTATAACCCCACCTACTACCATAAAAGACCTTCCATTCTAATTGGTTGAGATGTATAAATAGTATAAAGCACTACCACATTCGGGGAAAGGGAACCTCATGTCAGATAAAGATTTCGTAGTAAAAAATGGCATAGTAGTTAATACTGCATTTGCCGCAAACTCTACAGCCATATATTTTGGCAATTCCACTGTAAATACAGTAATTACTGAAGCTAACGTAACGATCTCAAATTCCGCGGTCGTTGGGATACTCACTGGCTCATCGTTCACCGGAACATCTGCCAATTCAACAAAATTGAATAATCAAATAGCCTCGTATTATACAGATGCTACAAATATGTCGACTGGAACTTTGCCAGATGCAAGACTTAGCACCGCTGTAGTTAATACGGTTGGAAACTTTACAGTTGCAGGAAATATTAATTTTACCAGTACAAATACAGTATTTGGCTCTGGTATCGTAGTAGGAAGTCGCTCTGCCAATGCAGTGATAGCCAATAATACTGTAATAACGATTGGCAATGCCACTATCAATGCCACTATCAATTCAACGACATTCTCCGGAGCAGCAAATAATACAACGTATCTAAATGGACAATTAGCTTCATATTATACTAGTGCTACCAACATCAATACAGGTACACTACCTTATGCGCGCATACCAGCTAATATCGTTAATACCACTTCAGCGTTTGTTCTCGCAGCAAATCTATCGGTTAACGCTGCATTTAGCGTTAAGAACTATCTCTCTTCGCCATACGCAAATGTCTTAGTAGTTAATACTAGTGTCATCGAAGCTGGTGGCATGAGAGCTAACGTTGCTACTATCACTACTATTGGTGCCGCTAATGTAGGAACCATCAATACACTCAATGAAGTCAATGTAGGTGGTAATCTAACAGTCATAGGTAACCTAACTGTTCTCGGTGATAGTGTTACTATGTCGACTGCAACTCTCGATGTTGAGGACTTAAACATTACCCTTGCTAAGGGAGTTGTGAGTAATGCTGCAGCAGACGGTGCAGGTATCACGATCGACGGTAAGGCAGCTACTTGGAAATACAATCACACGTCAAATAGCTGGCAATCAAATCTGGCCATTACACCTTCAACGAACAACCTACTTCTCGGAAATGCTACTTCTCTTTGGCAAGTCAGCGCAAATCAAATAAGTGGAACTCTCACCACCGAGTCTCAACCGAATATCACTGCAAATAACGCTAGTTATCTCGGTGGTGTCGCTGCATCAGGATACATTCAATCCGGCGGCGGAGCTTCGAGTGTTACTATAGGTGCAAATGCATACTTTCCGGCAACTAATAATTTCTATTTAGTTGGCTTTAGAGTCGGAGACAATGTCGCTGCCACTACATCATCCATATGGGTTGCAAATTCACTCATCAATAATTCCATAACTGCAACTGGACTAACTATAGGTAATTCAACCACTACTGCTTCCGGATCAGTGAGTGTGCAAAATGTATCTGGAACTAGTACGCTGACAGCTACCAGCCTGACAGTTGGAACTAACACCGCTACTATAGGAACCGCTGTATATTCAGTAGCTAGTGGTAGAGTTGGTCTAGCTAATAATGCTCCAGCTGGTAGATTCCAAAGTGACCTTGCTATTGATCCTACACTACTAGCAAATAATACCATATTGTATCAGCCTCTGGCATCATATGGTACTACTGCTGCATGGGATAGATATAGATTCATATCCACTGTATCTGCAAATACTGGTGATGCTAGTGCTACTTGGAGACAGTTCCATGTCGGTATGAGTGGAGTAGGTATTGGCGCTCCTCCTCCAGCAGCGACTACTAGAAAGGGCGATGCTCTCTACGTATACGGAAATGTCGGCATTAATACAGTTGCTCCAGCTCGCAGCTTAGATATCGGTGGAGATATCGCTGTTTCAGGAAATATCTACATCGGTGGAACTACTAGCGCTATTAATATCAATGGATCTCAGGGAACAATTAACCAGATCCTAGTGTCCGACGGTTCAAAGACTGCATGGTCATCTACTATAAACCCAACTGTGATGAACGCCAATCTTATCTCTGCTAATAATATTAGTGTTGAGAATCAACCCACCTATTTAATTCCAACTAATATATCAGCTGGATCTGATAAAATCAGTCTAGCTATTAACGGCTCATATGGGCCATATTATGGGGACTTGCCCATCGTAGCAGGAGATCTAGTAAAATATTGGACTGACACTGGCCAAGTAATAGGTGGACTAACAAATAATGCTAATTATTTTGTGGGTGGTATTGTTCCAGGAGTTGCAGATACATCAGCTACATCATTCCAGCTCTTCGCTACTAAAGTACATGCTATAGCGGGTACTCCAGTCATTGGGATTAATGATGCCGGAGGCAATCAGACCGGCAGCCTTAAACACTACTTCGAAGCTGACTACAGCCAGTTCGCTACTATTAAAACCATCGGCGGCGGTGTTGCACTTACTATAGGAAATACTACCGTAAATGCCTACACTAATTCATCCTCATTTAGTGGACTAGCAAATAATATCTATACGTATCCACTTAATCAGAGCGTCAATACAATAGCTACACCTACATTTAGCGCTACTACTTTCACTGCTCCAATAACAGTATACACTACTGGATCTGCATCTCAGGGAACAATCAATCTCGGCCAGGGCACTACAAGGTCCTTATCATACAACGGAACACAGTATGTTATGCCAGGTGCAGGACTTCTTCTCAATGGACAAAATGTCCTTACGGATGCTGTATCGTATGCTCCTCTAACCGGCGGTACCTTCACTGGACTAGTGACTGTTGAAGGTCGTCAGGATTCTCCTATTTTGGTAGGTGGAAGCGCATTCGGTGGCCTGAGGCTTCAGGGCGTGGGTGGCGGAGGTATTGCATGTACAACCAGCGGTGCCTTCATGTCGTTTCATAGACCGTCGTCATATGGTACCTACTTTGGCTTAGATACTGACAATCAAATAGCTGTGGGAGGTTGGTCTGCTGGAGCTGCTCTAGGACCAATGAAGGTGGGTGCACTTGGAGTAGGTACTACAGCTAGCAGTACTGCGGGATCCATTAGAGCTACCAACGACATCACGGCATTCTTCTCTGACAAGCGTCTAAAGAAGGACATTGCTCCTATAACTAATGCCCTCGAATCAGTCTCTAAGTTGAATGGTATCAAGTACAGGCACAACGAAGTTGCGCAGAGCTTTGGGTTCGAGGATACTAAGACGCTGAGAGTCGGCGTTATAGCTCAGGAAGTATTTGATGTTCTACCCGAGGCAATTAGACCGGCTCCATTCGATGAGGGAGAAAATGGTATTAGTAAGTCCGGTCAGGGTTACTTGACTGTCCAGTACGAGAAATTAGTGCCACTTCTGATTGAGGCTATTAAGGAACTAAAGGCAGAAGTAGACGAACTAAAGAAGAGTAAGTAATGACTATAACATCATCATTTATACCAGCTGAAACCCTAGCCGATAAATCCCAGATTAGCATGAGTCAAATCAGAACTGGTTTGGGTCAAACTGGAGTGCTGAGCTTTGGTGATGCAGACATATATAGGTTCTATAAGTTTCAATATCTCACTTCTCCTAATATTCCAACATCGGGAGACAGCGTCAACATGAATAGGATGAGAAGGCAGTTAGCCCTCTTTACTGTTACTAACGACGACTCTAGCGGCATTAATGCTATTTCGAGAATGGGTACTAATTATAGATCTGGAGCTACTACTTTTACCGTAATAATTAATAGCGGAGTAATTCTCGGCGCTCCAAATACCAGCACTCCAGCAATAAACATAGAGGGGTTTCAACCGACAGACGATGCCGTTATAATAAACAATGGTATTATATCTGGTGCTGGCGGAAAAGGCGGCGATCCGGGTAATTTAGCTACCGCAAACCCAACTTTAGGAGCTATTGGCGGTACAGCAATCAAGATCCGGGGACCAAGTGGTTGGAAGGGAACGATAGATAATGTCGGCGAAATCTATGGAGGTGGTGGAGGCGGAGGCGGCGGGGAAGGGTATTTTACACTCACAAACAATAATAAAGTTAGAAATAATTTCTATGGCGCTGCTGGAGGCGGAGGAGCGGGCTTTGTTGTTGGTCAAGGTGGTGCCGGGTTAGGCAATGCTGCCGGTGGACAGGATGGGACTAGAACAACTGGTGGTGGTGCGCAATCTAGTGTTGGTGGTTCTAGCGGCAAAGGTGGTAATATCGGAGTAGCAGGAGGTTCTGGTGCAGTTGCAGGAGGTCAACCTGGATATTATCTAGATGGATCAGCCTACATAACATTTATAAATCATGCAGGTACTAAAGGCGGCCAAATTCGAAGCGGCTAATTCTTACGGAGAAGAATACTATGGAACAAGATAAATTAAATATTGAGATAGTTAGGTATGAGGATGACAGTCACTCCGTAATCGTTAAGATTACCGGAACGATATCTGGTACTAATGTTGAACTTGATAATATGGCATATCAAGTTGCAAAGCTCGATGAAGATGATAAAGCTGAAGACATAATTAAAAAAATAGCTCAAAATAATGTTTATGCTATTAAGAGTAAATTTAATGATATATCATATGCCAGTAATATCGATAAAATAAAGAGTTTTAAGGGATTAATAGGCAAGAAATATGAATACAATGTGGCAGATCTACTTGTATTCAATCAGCCAATAATTCCAACTATATCAGACGAATTAGAGGTCATACTATGAAGTTAATAGGCAGTTTGGTTTTATGTAAGGGTTTTGCTCTTTGTAGGGGGCATATAACTGAAAATGACACCTATACATATACCATGGAAGATACTTCAAATAATACAAAATTTAGCCAGATAATATATACTCTAGAGGGTGGTGGTGAACTCTATGATGAAGATGGGAAGGCTGTTAGAAAATCAGGCCCAAGAGAAGTCAATGACCTTAGAGAATTTTATAAAAAGCCTTACAGCTACATGGCCGGACAAAACGGAGCTACGTGGGTCTGCATTAATCCATTTCCTGTAGATAAATTTTTCGACGTCAAGCTTATTCCAGGAAGCACTAAATCAGTTATGATAGAAGGTGAAGAAGGCAAAGAAAATATCATATTCTGTGCAGAGGGTTTAATAGTCATTAATAATGAAAAAAGTTTAGGCCAATTTAACTATGCTAAGGTCTTTAAGAACTCTAAGGCATCAGTATTAGTTCCAAAGGGTTCAGTAGCACTACATCTGAGTAGATAAATATTAAAAAGAGGATATAGATGTCAGTACCTACTTCTAGAAACTTATTCATAGAATTCTGCCTTCGCAGACTCGGTAAACCGGTGATAGAAATCAATGTCGACTCTGATCAGATAGACGATCGTGTTGACGAAGCGATTCGCTATTATTGGGACTATCACTTCGATGGTAGTGATAAGACATACTACAGGTATCAGATTACTACACAAGATAGGACAAATAAGTACATAACTATGCCTGAAAATATTATAGGCGCAGTTGGTATATTTCCTATAGGGCAAAGCCTCAACACAAATAATCTATTTAATATAAGATACCAGATTGCATTGAATGATCTGTATACACTAACTTCCGTCAGTATGGTCCCCTATTATATGGCTCTTACTCATATCCAATTCCTAGAACAGATGCTAGTAGGTCAGCAACCGATTAGGTACAATAGACATACTAATAGACTTCACATCGATGCCGACTGGAGTAGAATGAAGGATGGCGACTTCATAATAGTAGAGGCTTATCAGGTAGTAGATCCAGCGGTGTATACAAATGTATGGGGTGACAGGTGGCTTCAGAGATATGCAGCGGCTCTTATTAAGCAGCAGTGGGGATCTAATCTAAAGAAGTATAGCGGAATGCAGTTGCCAGGTGGACTAACCTTCAATGGACAGCAGATATATGATGAGGGTACAGAAGAGAGAAAGCAATTAGAGACTGAGATGATATACACATATTCTCTTCCAGTTTCTGATATGATAGGTTGATATGGGTACCAATTTTTACTTTAGTAACTTCTCAACTAGTCAGGAACAGAGGTTATTAGAAGACTTGATCATAGAGTCTATTAGAATTTATGGTCAAGAAATGTTTTATTGCCCTCGCTCTTTAGGTAACTTTGATCCAATGTATGGTGCAGATGATAGGTCTAGCTATCAGCAAGCATTCTCAGTAGAAATGTATATAAAGTCAGTAGACGGATTCTCCGGCGACGGTAGTTTCATGTCTAAGTTTGGCTTAGAAATCAGGGATAGAGTCGTTTTCTCTATGTCTCAGAAAATATACAATGATGAAATTAGTATCTACACGAATACAATTAGGCCTTTAGAAGGTGACATCATATATTTTCCATTGAATGGAAAAGTCTTTCAGATAAAAAACGTTAATAAGTTTGAGATGTTCTATCAATTGAATAAGCTCCAAACTTGGGAGATGACATGCGAGTTGTTCGAATATGGAAATGAGGTATTCAATACCGGCATTACTGAGATCGATGCTATTCAGATACAGTTCTCGACGGATATTCTCGATTGGGCAATCCAAACTGAAGGGGCTGATTACCTCGTTGACGAAGATGGAAACTACATCGTCATGGAAGCCTACGCCGACTTCAATATTCCTGGAACAGTGGATAAGGTACTAAAAGAGGGATCCAATAACTATCCTACTGGATCTAATGCTTTCATAGACTTTACTGCCAAGGATCCATTTAGTGAAGGGATAGTCTAATGTTTCGTCAGGCATTTTATTTTTCTACGATAAGAAAATATGTAACTTTATTTGGAACGCTATTCGATGACATTGTTATAACTAGAACTAATTCTACTGGAACCATTCTAAAATTTATTAAAGTTCCTATCACTTACTCGCCGAAGGAAAAAATGCTTGCAAGAGTAGTGATGGATCCTGATCAAACGAGACTGAGTAGTGTTCTTCCACTTCCAGTAATGGCATTTGAAACTACCAACTTTACATATGATGGAAATAGAAAGCTCAATACTATAAGAAGAGCAGCTGCTAGTGATACCGACCCAAACAAGTTAAAGTACCAATACAATCCTGTAGCCTATAATATAGGATTTAGACTTTACGTCTATGTTAAGAACGCAGAGGATGGCACTAAGATAATAGAGCAAATTCTCCCTTATTTTACACCAGACTGGACTACGACTATTCACCTTATACCTGAAATGGATATAACTCTCGATATTCCAGTAATATTAAATTCTATATATCAGGAAGACTCATATTCAGGTGGCTTCAATGAGAGACAGGCAATAATATGGACTCTAGATTTTACCATGAAGGGTTATTTTTATGGTCCAGTTAGAAAAGCTGCTATTATTAAGTTTGCTAATACTGTACTCTACGCTCCTAACCCAGAAGATTCGATACAAAATTCTATAGGAAACACTGATGCAGTGGCATACACAACTACCCAACCTGGATTAACTGCCAATGGACAGCCTACATCTACTATACAAAATTCTATAAATCCAAATCTAATTACTGCAACTAGTGATTTTGGCTATATCCAATATACTACGGAACCTCTTACTGGAAATACAGCATAATGAATAGTAATAATGACTCGCTAGGAAAAGCACTAAATCTAACACCTAGCAGTTTTGATCAAGTGAAAGAAATAACTAATAAGGCTCATGACGACAGTGCAATGGCGGATTTTAACATAGCCAGATCCAATATTCATGAAATAATACAGAGTGGATCATTTGCTATAGAGAAGCTATCTCAGATAGCCGATTCAAGCCAACACCCCAGGGCATTCGAGGTCCTGGCTAATCTCTTTAATACCATGCTGACAGCTAATAAAGATCTATTGGATTTACAGAAAAAAGTTAGGGAAATCCAAGCTGTAGATGAACCTCACAATGATCAAGCTAAGAGCGTTACCAATAATCTTTTTGTTGGATCTACTGCAGATCTCCAAAAAGCTATAGAGAACATGAAAAATGCCAGAACTGATTAAGAGTTACAACGGCAATTCTCTCATAAAGCGCTCTAATCAAACGATAGAATTTACTCCCGACATGGTTACAGAGTACTTAAAGTGCTCTGAGGATCCAGTGTATTTTACAGAAAAATACATGAAGATTATCAATGTCGATAAGGGATTGATAAACTTTACTCTCTATGATTATCAGAAAGAGATGTTAAAGTCCATGTTTGATAATAGATTTACTGTTATTGCTACTGCTCGTCAAGCAGGCAAGTCTACTACTACATGCGCATTTATTCTCTGGTATATTATATTTCATGGTGAAAAAACAGTTGCTCTACTTGCAAATAAAGGTGATACTGCTAGAGAAATTCTCGGAAGAATTCAGCTTGCCTATCAGCATCTCCCTAAGTGGCTGCAGCAAGGAATTAAGGAATGGAATAAGGGATCTTTTGTCCTTGAAAACGATTCAAGAGTTATAGCATCTGCAACATCATCGGATGCCATTCGTGGTTATTCTATAAATCTTCTATTCATTGACGAAGCTGCATTCATCGAGAATTGGGATGAATTTTTTACATCAGTATATCCTACTATCTCGTCTGGTACAGAGTCTAAGATCATTCTCGTATCTACTCCAAATGGATTAAATCACTTCTACTCTACTTGGGAAAATGCTAATAACAATAAGAATGGCTACAATCCAATTAAAGTTATGTGGCAAGATGTTCCAGGTAGAAATGAACAGTGGAAGTTAGATACTTTATCTGCAATGAACTTTGATACAGAGAAATTTGACCAAGAATATTGTGTTGAGTTTATGGGAAGTTCGGGCACTCTCATAGCAGGTTGGAAATTAAAAGAATTGGTCTTCAAGCAACCGATCTATGAAAAAGATGGATTAAGTATGTTTGTAGCTCCTACACAAAATAGATCTTATGCTATAATATGCGACGTGTCCAGGGGGAAAGGATTAGACTACTCAGCATTTAGCGTCATTGACGTCAGCAGTATGCCGTATAATCAAGTTTGCGTCTATAGAAATAACTTCATTACTCCCATAGATTATAGTGACTATATATTTCAAATCGCTAAGAGGTATAATAATGCTGCAGTCCTAGTAGAAATAAACGATATTGGAGAACAGGTAGCTCATTCTCTACATGCAGATTTTGAATATGACAATGTCCTATTTACTGAGTCAGCTGGGAGAAGTGGCAAAAGAATAACCTCTGGCTTCGGATCAAATATAGATAAAGGTATTAGAACTACAAAGACGGTGAAAGCCATAGGATGCTCTATCCTAAAGTTATTGGTAGAGCAAAATCAACTCATTATTAATGATGTCAATACAATTAGAGAATTATCCACATTTTCAAAGCACAATAATAGCTATGAAGCTGAGTCAGGATGCCACGATGACTTGACCATGGGATTAGTCCTTTTTGCCTGGCTTTCAGAGCAGCAATATTTCAAAGAATATACTAACATAAATACACTTATGAAATTAAGAGAAAGAACTGAAGAAGATATTATGGAAGACTTATCGCCATTTGGATATATCGACGACGGTGATGACTTAGAATCCATCATTAAAGATGGTCCTAATGGAAACTGGCTTTTTGAATCTCAAATTTTATAAATAATAAGAATTAACATAAAGCCTTTTTCCATGGAAGGAGATAAAGATGCCATTTCAACTTAGCCCTGGCGTAAACGTTACCGAGATTGACTTAACCTCTATTGTTCCAGCAGTAGCTACCACAACCGGTGCTATTGCAGGTGTATTCAATTCAGGTCCAATCGGAGAGCGTATACTCATCGACAATGAGACAAAACTAATATCAACATTCGGATATCCAACTGCAAATAATGCAGAAACCTGGTTCACCGCAGCAAACTTTCTATCATACGGAAATAGTCTTTATGTAGTTCGTGTAGCTGATTCATACAGTGCATATGCCAATGTAGGAAGTATTAGTACTTCCAATCCAACTATTAGCAATATTACAGATTACGAGAATAAGACTGTTAGTCAATCTACTCCATTCCCCTCAGATACCACAATGCACTGGATGGCAAAGAACCCAGGTGTGGTGGGCAATTCTCTAAAGGTTTCTGTTTGTGACACCGCAGCAGATTACTCGTCAACTCTATATGCTAATGGCCTAGCTAGCTCGCTTGCTCTGGATGTTATTGCAAATCTATCGATCACAATCGGTTCTTCTACTAGTACGCTGACTGTTACACCGGGTGGTTCCGGAACAGTTCTTCAGGCCAATACATACGCAGCCAATTACTTTAGTAAAATTAAAGTTGGTGACTACATAACTGTAGGTAACGCATCAATTGGAACTCAACTTCTGCAGGTTTCTGCAAAAGGATCAGTATCAGCTGATTCTCTCGTGTCGACTGGTACTCTAACATTCACTTCTCCTTATAGATTGTCAACTAACTTCACTACTAGTGGAACAATCAATAATACTACGACGCGTCAATGGGAATATTCCACAGCAATAGGAACTGTTCCAGGAACCACTGATTATCAGTCAACTTCCACCAACCCCACTGTAGTAGATGAGATTCATGTTGTTGTAGTTGATAATAACGGTGCAATTACTGGAACTCCTGGAACTATTCTTGAAGCTTTCACTAATATGTCTAGAGCAATAGATGCTTCTACCATTTCAGGCGCAAGTAACTATTACAAGACAGTTATCAACCAGGGTTCAAAATACATTTGGTGGATAAATGACGAGACATATTCTACTTCTGCTCTAGCTGCAAGTCTTTCTAATTCAACTAGACAGACTACTAGTTATACTTTCAGTGGTGCTTCTACGATCTATACTGAAACTACTGTTCCTCTAGCAACTCTAGCTACTGCCTATGATTTATTTGCATCAGCCGAGAGCATAGATGTTTCATTCATTCTACAAGGTAAACCACGCGGTGGAACAACCTCTGTTAATGGTCAATCTGTAAGTAATTTCCAACTGGCAAACTATCTCATTGATAATATCGCTGAGATTAGAAAAGACTGCATAGTCCTAATTTCCCCAGATGATGCGATCGTAAGATCTAATCCAGGAAATGAAGCTGGTTCGATAGTTAATTGGCGCGGAGCTGTTCATGATAGCTCATACGCTGTTATGGATACTGGTTACAAGTATCAGTACGATCGCTACAATGACATATATCGCTATGTACCTATGAATGGTGACATTGCTGGTATATGTGTCCGCACCGATAATACGAGAGATCCTTGGTGGTCACCTGCGGGATTCAATCGTGGTCAACTCAAGAATCTTGTCAAGCTTCGCTATAATCCTTCTAAGGCTGATCGCGATACGCTTTACAAGAATGGAATTAATCCTGTAGTTACTTTCCCTGGTCAAGGTACAGTACTATTCGGAGACAAGACTCTCCAGACAAAACCATCTGCATTCGATCATATCAATGTTCGTCGTCTCTTTATAGTTCTCGAGAAAGCTATAGCTACAGCAGCCAAGTTCTTCTTGTTTGAATTCAATGATGATTTTACTAGGGCACAATTTAAGGCGCTGGTTCAACCATATTTAAGAGATATTCAAGGTCGGCGCGGTATTACCGATTATCTAGTGGTGTGCGATAGCACAAACAATACTGCTGAGGTAATTGATGGCAATAAATTTATTGGCGATATCTATATCAAGCCAGCGCGCTCGATTAATTATATCCAACTTAACTTCGTTGCTGTTAGAACTGGCGTACAATTCTCCGAAATAGTTGGCAAGTTCTGATAAATAAGAAGAAGGAGTAATAAAAATGGCTTCAGGTTTTAATATTAGTACCTTTAAATCTAGAGGACTAACACTTGGTGGAGCACGTCCGGCGCTATTCGAGGTATATCTTAGAATTCCGGACGGTGTTGGCGCCGATCAATCCTCTGCAGATAAGTTCAGATTTACTTGTAGAGCTGCACAGCTTCCAGCTGCATCAATAGGAAATGTGGAAATTCCATACTTCGGCCGTAGAGTTAAGGTAGCTGGAGATAGAACATTCGCTGATTGGTCAGTCACCATCATGAACGATGAGGACTTCCTAGTTAGAGCGATGTTCGAGAAGTGGTCAAATTCCATGAATCGCTTAGAATCGAATGTGAGAGACATCGCTTATTCAGTCAATGAGAATTCATATAAGGCTGACATGAGTGTTATCCAGTACGGTAAAGATGGAAGTAATATCCGTCAATACGACATTATTGGAGCATTCCCAACTACAGTAGACGCTATCTCTCTAGATTGGGATTCACAGAACCAGATTGAAACATTCACTGTAACATTCTCATACGACTATTGGCTGCCAGCGAATGAAGTTGCAAATCCTTATCTGGGTCAAGCAACGCTACCTATCGCTACTTAATATAAGTAATACTGGATGGCCTCTTGATATATTATTATTTCAGGAAGGGGCTAGTTTAATTTAGCCCTTTTCTTTTTTGGAGAACTTGTATGGAATTATTTGGTTTCGAATTTAAGAGAAAATTAGAAAACGACCCTATTGTTTCTTTTACACCAAGACAGCAAGACGATGGGGCCGTTGTCGTTGCCGCCGGTTCGAGTTTCGGCACATATATTGACTTAGATGGAACAGTTCGAACTGAAGCAGAATTAGTTACCAAGTATAGAGAGATGTCCATGCATCCCGAAGTGGATGCAGCTATAGATGAGATAGTCAACGAAACTATGTCTATAGACGAGCAGGAAATAGTCTCCATAAATCTTGATAATCTCGAGATTACTGACAAGTTAAAGAAAGCAATTAGGGATGAATTTTCTAATTGCTTGAATATTCTAGATTTTAACCAGCACGCATACGACATATATCGTCGCTGGTACATAGACGGCAGACTCTACTATCACATAATGATAGACAAGGCAGATCCAAAAGCCGGTATCAAGGAAGTTAGATACATAGATCCCAGAAAAATCCGTAAGATTAGAGAAGTATCCAAGCTTCGCTCTAGAGGTGACATGGCTAATGAGACAGTTCTCCAGAAGATACAGAATGAGTACTACATCTTCAATGATAGAGGATTCTATACCGGAAATAAGACTGCTGGCCCTGCAGCTACTGGATTAAAGATATCCGCCGATTCAATTCTTCACATAGTATCTGGACTAACAGATACTCAAGGATCTATGGTTCTATCTTACATGCATAAGGCTATTAAGCCCCTCAACCAACTTAGAACTCTCGAGGATGCTCTCGTCATATATCGCCTAGCGAGAGCACCCGAACGCAGGGTTTGGTACATCGACGTCGGCAACCTTCCTAAGATGAAGGCAGAGCAGTACCTCAAAGACATAATGACTAAGCACAAGAATCGCTTGGTCTATGATGGCCAATCCGGAGAAGTTAGGGACGATCGCAAATTTATGACCATGCTCGAGGATTATTGGCTTCCTCGCAGAGAGGGTGGTAGAGGTACAGAAGTAACTACTCTCCCGGGTGGACAGACACTTGGTCAGATGGACGACGTACTCTATTTCCAGAAAAAGTTATATGGAACTCTCAATGTTCCGGTAAACAGATTAAACTCAGATGCTTTATTTTCGATAGGAAGAGCTACAGAAGTAACAAGAGACGAGCTCAAGTTTGCTAGATTCATATCTCGCCTGCGCGGTAAATTTGCTACTCTATTTACAGCCATGCTCGAAAAGCAATTGGTTCTAAAGCAAATTGTATCGATAGAAGATTGGAATAATATTAAACAGAATGTTAAGTATCAATTTAGTAAGGATAATTATTTTACAGAACTGAAGGACGGAGAGATCCTTGATAATAGAATAAATATACTGCGCAACATGCAGGACTATGCTGGAAAGTATTACTCTCACGAGTGGATTAGAAAGAACGTTCTTCAACAGAGCGATGATGATATTGATAAAATGGATAAAGAGATTGACGAGGAGAGAGAGTCTGGCGACGAGCGCTGGTTAAATCCAATGCAGCAACAGATGGCGATGGATGGAATGAATCCTAATGATACTGAGGGAGCTCAACCACCCGAACAAGATATGGGACCTGGAGATGAACCAGATGAGAGCAATCAGAAGGTTCAGGATGCAAAAAAGACTATAGAACTTCTATCAAAAAAGAAGGGAAATAGGTCACTACAGGATGAGTCAAAATATAAATCAGCAGTTCAAATCGTAGCAAAAAATAAATAGTGGGAGATAATTTATGTCTGATACAGAATATACAGTCGGTGATTTAATAAAGCTTTCCCTAGACCAGAAAGCAGTTGACTTTGAAAATACATTTGGATCCATTATACTAGATAAGATTGCTACTGCTGTGGATGATAGAAAATTAGAGTTGGCGCAGTCTCTCTTTAGAGACCCCGACGAAGAAGATACAGAAGAAGACGCGGAAGAATCAGAATTCGAACAAGAGGAAATAGAAGATGAAGAAGCAGCTTAAAGATATTCTTGCTGGTGTTAAATCATCAAAAATAAGTAAGCAAGCACTGGGTAAAGATCCTGGCGTAGATTTTCGTCCTCATTCGGGGGGTGAACAAGATTTTGCTGACAAGCACGAAATTGAAAAGCATGAAGATCGAGTTGGAAATGGAGATGATGTTTACGCAGCTTCAAATATGAAACGGGCTCTTCTCAAGAAGAACAATCCTGAGCACGGTTATATAAAGCCCCAAGACAAGAAAGTCTACGAAGCAAAAAAAGTTGAGGACACGAAATGTAATAACTCTGCTAAAGGTGTTTTATGCGAGACACACGGAATGGCACAATGCTATGATATGAAGACAATTAAAGAAGATGAACAAGTTATTGATGAGAAAATGAACGATGTGCAGAAGATTGCTGTAAGATCCGTTCAAACATTACGTGCTAAATTACACAAGGATGGTCATCTAGATACTAAGCCTTCTATTTCAGACACTAAGAAAACTATCAAGTTTGTAAAGAACGAAGAAGTCGAGTCGGTTAATGAAGAGTACATGAGTGAAAAAGATGCCGAAAGACTTGCGCAGAAACACGTGAATGCAGCTATCTTGGCAAAAAAGGCTGGAAACTTAAAGGGTCATAATGCTCATGCCGAAGCATCAAATGATATCCGCGATAGTATCTTAAAACATACGGATTCTGCAAAAGGTATACCTTCTAGAAAAATTCAATCAACTGCAAAGAAGCTTTTTGGTGAATCATCCGAACATATGATCCGCGAAGATGATGACTGGGAAGGTCAGATGGCTAAGACTGAACTCAGTGCGATCTGCGCGAAGTCTTCTAAGTTAATCGGCGTGCTCAATGATCAAGACGATCTAGAAGCTTGGGTACAGTCAAAGATATCCCAAGCTAAGATGCATATCGACGCTGTTCATGACTATCTAGTATACGGCGGAGAGCACAAAAATGAAAAAGACGAGCAGGCACCTATGGATACTCCAATGGTTTTTCCTGGCATGAAACAAGACGGGGATAGGGTATAAAAAAATGAGCGGAATTATTAAACCCTTAGGTGTATCAGTAGTTTGCAATACAGCTAATATTAATACGTATAGTAATGCAAAGTTAGTTAGACTAACTTGCACTGCCAATACAGCTAATGGTTATGTAGTTACGTGCAAGTATGCTAATGGCACTACTAATTATAGTGTTGTTATCACTGGCGGCCAATCATTGATCGTTGAAAAAAATCCTACAGATACTCTAGAGTCAAATGATATAGGTACTACACTGGTTCGTGGCACATCAATAGCGTACAGGAATTAAGATGGATGCTGTAATTAGACCATTAACTCAATACGTATCTATTAACACTATAAGCCAGAGCTCTTTTAGTGGAAATAAACTCGTTATATTTTCTCACAGTGGTCTTACAGATGCATATCGTACGATTAGTTGCAATAAGGCTGGAGTAAATGTTTCTGCCAATAGCATTGGATTCTCTAACACAGCTGATGTATTAAAGATAGATTCTGCAAATTCTCTATTTGCAGTTAATGACTATGTCTTCTATCAAGTTCCAACTAGTAATACGAAGATTGCTGGTATAACTACAGCTAATGCCTATTACTATGTTAGCTTCGTTAATAGCTCTGCACTTGCATTGTCTGCTACCTCTGGTGGTGCCAATCTTGATATAACGGATGCTAGAACAACAGCAACTGGAGAAATACACACTATCGCTTTAAATAAATATCAGATAGACCTCACCGGTGGGCAAAATATAATATTAGAGAAAGATCCGACAGATACATTTAGATCAGATGATACTGCTTTAATAATTAGTGGCTCAGCTATTACGTATAGGAACTAAGATGAAGCTTATAACAGAACTATTCGAGGAACTAGAATATATCACTGAGGCTAAAGAGTCTGGTGATAAGGTACATTATATACACGGTGTGTTTTTGCAAGCCAATATCAAGAATCGCAACGGTCGTCGCTATCCTACTCATATAATGGAAAACGAAGTTAATCGCTACATGAGCGAGGTAGTTAAGAAGAATCGCGCATACGGTGAACTAGGTCATCCACAAGGTCCAAGCATTAATCTCGATAGAGTATCACACATTATTGTAGATCTCTCGAGAGACGGCAATAATTGGATTGGTAAAGCTAAACTGACAGACACACCGATGGGTAACATAGCTAAGGGCTTAATGGCGTCAGGCGCTAATCTCGCTGTATCATCTAGAGGCTTAGGTTCTTTAAAGCCTTGTTCTGATGGTGTCATGGAAGTTCAGCCAGATTTTCGCCTAGCAACTGCAGCAGATATTGTTGCAGATCCATCTGCTCCAGATGCATATGTTATGGGTATCATGGAGAACGTAGAGTGGCTTTATGATCCAGTAAAAGATACATGGCTAGAAGAAAAATTAGACAACACGAAGAAGATGATCCATAAGATGAGTAAGTCTGATCTTGAAAAAAATCAGATGGCTATTTTTGAAGACTATCTAAATTCTCTGGCGTTTAAGATCTAAATTACATAAATAATTACAAATAACAGAAGGGAGACCTTAAATGTCTAACGAAAATATAGAAGATATCTCAGAAGCAACATCCGCCGCGGATTCTCTTAAGTCTGGTGCTCGTTCAATTGCTGATCCTAAGTCAAAGATTGAATGCATTGTACAATGCATTGGCGCCATGCACGCTATGAAGAAAGATGACCTCGTTAAGTGGTTTACCGCTCAGCAAGCAGTATTCGGGCCAAATAAAGATTATGGTGTTGGTGATAATTCTTCTAAGAATTCTGCCACTATCGATGCCACTACTGGTAAAGGTCCTAAGACAAAGATGCCAATGCCTAAGCTTGGTATTAAAGAAGATATTGATAATATGTTCATTGATCAAGACCTATCTGAAGAATTCAAAGAGAAAATCACAACTATTTTTGAAGCAGCAGTTTCTGCAAGAACAATGGTTGAAATAGCTCGCCTTGAGGAAGAATTTGAAACAACTCTCGAAGAATCAATTATAGAAATCATGGAAGATGTTACCGATAAGGTAGACACTTACCTCGATTTTGTTGTAGAGAATTGGATGAAGGAAAATGAAGTTGCTGTCGAATCTACGCTCCGTAACGAATTAGTCAGTGACTTTATTGATGGACTCAAGGGTTTATTTGCTGAGCATTATATCGATGTCCCACAGGACAAGGTTGATGTTCTAGAAACTATGGCTGAAAAGATCGAAGAACTTGAAGCAAAATATGATTCGCTAGTCTATGAAAATGTTGAGTTGAAGAATTCATTCGTTGAAGTTGAGAAGGATAATGTCTTAGAATCTCACCTGAGCAGCCTAGCACTCTCGCAACAAGAGAAGTTTAAGGCTCTAGCAGAGAGCGTTGATTTCGATGGCAATCTAGAAACCTATGCAAGAAAGCTTTCGATCATTAAAGAGAATTACTTTGGAGTTGAAAAGAAGGCTACAACCTCTACGAATATCACGGAAGAAACTTTCGAAGGTGATACTGCTGTAGCTGTAAGCGCTGTTGACCCAACTGTCAATAAGTATGTGCAGGCACTTTCAAGAACAATTAAAAAGTAACGTTTTTATAAATAAAATATAATTCCTACCAAAAAAAGGAGACTACCATGTATCTAGCTGAGGAAATTCAAAAGAAGTGGGCGCCAATTCTGGAGCACGCTGATCTTAGTCCAATTAAGGATATGCACCGCCGTTCTGTAACTGCGGTCGTACTTGAAAACACAGAGCGTGCTCTGATGGAATCCGGCGCTCACGGAATGTACCAAACTCTTACTGAAACACCAGTAGCAAGTTCGGTTATTCCTGTTAACGCTACAGGCGCAAACATCGACAACTTCGATCCAGTATTGATCTCCCTAGTTCGTCGTGCTATGCCTAATCTAATGGCTTATGACATTGCAGGCGTTCAGCCAATGACCGGTCCAACCGGTCTTATTTTCGCAATGCGTTCGCGTTATACTAACCAAACTGGCGCGGAAAACTTCTACAACGAAGTTAACACTGCATTCTCCACTGTCCCTAATGCAGATGCTAACGTTGCATTCGGTGGTCACAAGAACGTTAACTCTAGCATCACTGGTTTCCCAGGTGATACATCTACCACCGCTCTTTCTGCTACAAACACTTATAACACTGCAGCTGCAATGTCAACTGCACAAGCAGAAGCACTCGGCACTTATAGCAACACTGACTTCGCTCAGATGGCTTTCTCGATCGAGAAGGTTACTGTTACTGCTCAGTCACGTGCTCTTAAGGCAGAATATTCAATGGAACTCGCACAGGATCTTAAAGCCATTCATGGTCTAGATGCTGAGACTGAGCTCACTAATATTCTTCAAGCTGAAATTCTTGCAGAAATAAATCGTGAAGTTGTTCGTACTATCAACATCACTGCTACTCCAGGTGCTCAACAGAACACAACTACTGCAGGTATCTTTGATCTAGATACTGACTCAAACGGTCGTTGGTCAGTTGAAAAGTTCAAGGGTCTTATGTTCCAGCTAGAACGCGAAGCCAATGCTATTGCTAAGGCAACTCGTCGTGGTAAAGGCAACATCGTTATCTGCTCTGCAGACGTTGCTTCTGCTCTTCAGATGGCAGGTGTTCTAGACTACACTCCAGCTCTAGCAGCAAACAACCTACAGGTTGATGATACTGGTAATACTTTCGCTGGTGTTCTAAACGGTCGTCTTAAGGTCTATATCGATCCTTATGCAATCGGTGGTAACTACCTAACTGTTGGCTATAAGGGTTCTTCAGCATTCGATGCTGGTCTCTTCTATTGCCCATATGTTCCACTTCAAATGGTTCGCGCAGTTGATCCAACTAGCTTCCAGCCAAAGATTGGCTTCAAGACTCGTTACGGAATGGTTGCAAATCCATTCGCTCAAGGTATAACTGAAGGTGTGGGTGCTCTTACTCTTAATACGAACGTCTACTATCGTCGTATTACTGTTAACAACCTCATGTAAGAAGAAGAGGGATTTAACTCTTCCGTACATGAATATATTGAGGGGGACTTCGGTTCCCCTCATTTTTTTGTGTACATTCCTGCAGAAGTGTGTATAATAGCAGATACTGCCTTAATAAATAGTTACAGTACAGCTACAGGAGAATACAATGACTGCTCTCGATAATACACCACTTAATAAGAATTTCCTTAGTCCGCTAAATTTTAGCTTAGAAATAAGGAGAGCGCCGCACCTTAACTTCTTTTGTCAATCTGCAAATATTCCAAGCCTATCATTTCAATATCCAGAGCAGACAAATCCATTTACTAATATTCCTATTCCAGGTGATAGACTGCGCTTCGAGGATCTTAATATAGTATTTAAGGTAGACGAGGATCTTCAGAATTACCTCGAGCTTAATAATTGGATGAGGTCTCTCGGATTCCCAGAGTCTTTTACTGAATATGCACAGATAGCTTCCAATAGCATTATATCCGGAAATGGAACAAGGTCAGATATAACTCTCATGGTATTGAATGGAATTAAAGTTCCAAATTTTGAGATTACTTTTAGGGAAGCATTTCCCATATCACTAGGATCATTGCAATTCTCTACAATAGATGAATCTATAAACTATATCACATGTTCCGTTTCATTTAAATACATATTTTTCGACATTCTAAAGATATAACAGTTTACTTTTTTATGAAACTGTAGTAGTATAAACTATAGTTAAGCGGAGTTATGTATGGATATTGAGAAGATACTGGAAGAGTGGCAGGCAGACTGCAAGATCGACAAGACAGAGTTGGCTTCTGAGTCTCTCAAGATACCACAATTGCATAATAAGTACTATAAAATATATGTCTCGGAGAAGCTTCGCCTAAAAAAGATGGAGGCGGACTTTAAGGTTCTTAAACTTGATAAATACGAGTTTTATACTCAAGGACCTTCCAAGGAAACCCAAGAATTGGGATGGAAATTGCCGTCAAAGGGCCTAATACTCAAGGCAGATATCCCAATGTATATGGATGCGGATTCTGACATAGTAGAATCAAATCTCAAGATCTCATATCAGGCTGAGAAAGTAGATATGCTTGAGAGTATCATAAAGAGTCTGATCAATCGCGGTTTCCAAATTAAGAACGCTATTGACTGGAATAGATTTACACAAGGATCTTAATGGAATTAATTCAACTTAAGAGGATTAATGAAACCTTTAATAAGGTAATATGTGATCCGGGAATAGCTTACGAGCTCAGGGAATACTTCACGTTCGATGTTCCAGGTGCAAAGTTCATGCCGGCCTATAGGAACAAACTATGGGACGGTAAGATTCGTTTGTTCAATCATATGTCTTGCCTTCTTTATGGTGGACTAAATATCTATCTATCTAAGTTTTGCAAAGACAGAGGATATGAGATAGAATATATCGATGATTTTTCTGCAGAGAACTTCTCTCTCGTTGAAGCAGAAGAAGCTATAAAGGATTATGAATTAACTCTTGAACCACGTGATTATCAATTAGCTGCATTTGTATATGCTGTTCGTAACAGAAGAACTATCCTTCTTTCACCCACTGCTTCTGGTAAATCATTTATTATCTATCTTTTATTGAGGTATTACAATGCACGCACTCTTATTATTGTCCCAACTACTTCTCTCGTTAGTCAGCTTTACACTGATTTCAGTGATTATGGGTTTAGGAGCGATATGCACGCTCACCGTATTTTTAGTGGACAAGATAAACACTCGAATAAACAAATTACGATATCAACCTGGCAGTCGATATACAAGCTTCCTAAAGAATATTTCAAATCGTTTGATGTTATAATCGGCGACGAGGTTCACCTCTTTACTGCAAAATCTCTACAGTCCATTATGGCTAAATTGGATGAGTGTAAGTATAGGTTCGGGTTTACTGGAACTCTAGACGGCACTAAGACACATCGCATGGTTCTCGAGGGCTTATTTGGCCCGGTTAAGAAGGTTACAACTACATCTGAATTGATAGATAAGAAACACTTGTCAGCCTTCACTATTAAGGCAATTATTCTCCAGTATCCAGATCACGTGAGACAATTGATAAAAACACTTGACTACCAGGGAGAACTTGACTGGATAGTTAGGTGTAAGGAGAGAAATAACTTTATTAGAAATCTTGCGCTTTCTCTAAAAGGAAATACACTTTTACTGTTTCAATTTGTAGATAAACATGGTAAGATATTATATGATATGCTTAAGGATGCAGACAGACCAGTATTCTTTGTGTATGGTGGTGTAGATGGTGAAGAGCGCGAGGAAATAAGAAAGATAGTTGAGAAGGAAAATTCAGCTATCATAGTAGCTAGCTATGGTACATTTTCTACTGGCATTAATATTAAGAATCTGCATAATATCATATTTGCGAGCCCTTCTAAGTCTAGAGTAAGAAATCTGCAGTCCATAGGAAGAGGCCTTAGAACCTCTGATAATAAGGAAATAGCTACACTGTACGACATAGCCGATGAGATGACGTGGAAGAAGAGTAGAAACACAACTATTAATCATTTCTTAGAAAGATTAAAGATATACAATGAAGAGAATTTTATACATAAAATTTATCCTGTAAAATTAGAGGTACAATAATGGCACCTAGAGCAAAAAAACACTACGTTAATAATAAAACGCTTTACGAGGAAATGATAAAGTATAAGGAAGCTACCGCTATTGCATCCGGTCTTGGAAAACAAAAACCTCAAATTCCCAGATATGTGGGAGAGTGTCTAATGATGATATGTAGTAAGCTATCTACGAAGCCAAACTTCATGAACTATTCCTATAGAGATGACATGATTTCAGACGGCATTGAAAATTGCGTACATGCTGTTCACAACTTTGATCCAGCTAAATCTAATAATCCATTTGCATATTTTACTCAGATTGCTTGGAATGCATTCATTAGAAGAATTACATCTGAAAAGAAACAGTCCTACATTAAGCACAAGAATTACCAGAATTCTTTCTTGATGGAGGACCAACTAGACGGCGCATCTATGAATAACAACGAATTCTCCGATGACATTATTAGAAACTTTGAGAATAAGATAGAGGCAGTTAAGCTAGAAAAAAAGAACAAGATGAATAAGGCTCTGGAGATTTTAAATGGACAAGAATAAATTACATCTTATCCCACAACCAGTAATAGATTGTGCGGAGAATTTAATTAGTGCCCATCAAGACCATATCAGGGATACTTACATTCTTCGTCTAGAGGCGATTAGGGACTATTGCGACTATGCTATAAAGTCATCTTCTAATACTAAGCCATTTAATCTTTCTCTCAAGAAGAAGAGCACTCATCGTCAATGAAGATAGCACTTATCACTGATACTCACTGGGGAATTAGAAACGACAATGTCAATTTTCACGACAATACTAAGAAATTCTTAGAAGAAGTCTTTTTTCCATACATCGATAAAAATGAAGTTACTAAGATCATTCATCTCGGTGATTTGGTAGATCGTAGAAAGTATGTTAATTTTCTAACAGCTAAGCGTCTTAGGGAAGATTTCCTAGAACCTTTATGGGATAGAAAGTTAGAAACTCACATCATAGTTGGTAATCACGACGTGTTCTATAAGAATACAAATAAAGTCAATTCTCTGAAGGAATTAGTATCAGGTAACTATGACAATATCAATGTATATATTAAGCCAACTGAGATTAATCTAGGAGGTGTAGATATCCTCTTACTCCCATGGATCAATGACGAGAATAGAGAGGAAGCTTTAAATACTATTAATACAGCAAAATCTAAGGTCGTTATGGGACATCTTGAATTACGGGGCTTCGAGATGTTTAGAGGCAGTGTTTCAACTCATGGTGATGATCGCAGCTTGTTTGATAGGTTTGACTTAGTTTGCAGCGGCCACTATCATCATAGGTCTACTATTGGCAACATTAGCTATCTTGGGAGTCATGCTGAGTTCACGTGGTCTGATTATGATGACCCTCGTGGCTTTCATATTTTTGATACTAGCACTGGCTCATTAGAATTTATTCAGAATCCATATAAGATGTTTCTAAAGTTATGGTATGACGATACCAATGGAAATGTTGGTTTAAGTGAATCTAGAGAACTCTATGATGGAAAGATAATTAAAGTCATAGTAAAGAACAAAATTAATCCGTATATGTTCGACAAGTACATAGAGAAAATAGAATCTTTTAACCCAATTAATCTGCAGATAGTTGAGGATCACTTAAATCTAGATACTCAAGGTGATGACACTATTATCAGCGAGGCAGAATCAACAGTAGATATATTCAAAAAATATATAGATCAGATAAAATCTCCAGGTATCAATAAGAAGAAGCTTGAAACTACAATCATTAATCTTTACAATGAGGCATTGACTATAGGATGATTATCTTTAAAATAATACGATGGAAGAATTTCCTATCTACTGGAAATATCTTTACCGAAGTCGTGCTTAATAAGACAAATACCACTCTTATTATTGGTGAGAATGGAGCTGGTAAATCCACTATCCTTGATGCACTCTCTTTTGTCCTATTTAGCAAGCCATTTAGAAAAGTTAATAAACCGCAGCTCATCAATTCTATTACTAGAAAGGATGCCGTAGTAGAGGTAGAATTTGATGTAAGTGGAAATTCATACAAGATAGTTAGGGGACTTCGACCAAATATATTCGAAGTTTATCAGAATGATCTTCTTATTAATCAATCTGCAGAAATGAAAGACTATCAAGAAATTTTGGAAAAGCAGATCCTAAAGATCAATCACAAATCATTCTGTCAAGTAGTAGTTCTAGGATCAGCTACATTCCAGCCATTCATGCAGCTTCCAGTTGGACAACGCAGGGATATCATTGAGGATTTATTGGATCTGCAGATCTTTACTACTATGAATACTCTTCTCAGAGAAAAAATAGCAGACAATAGAGAATCAATCATCATTACAAATGGTGATAAGAAAACTATCGAGGAAAAGATAAAGCTTATCAGGGAACACCTGATAGAGATGCAAAATAATAATGATGTACTTATTCTTGAAAAGAAAGAGCGCATAGAGGAAACGGCTCTTCAGATTATAGATCTAGAACAACAATTAAAGGATACTCAGAAAGAAGCTATAGATCTAGCAGCTCAGACTAGTAATTTAGAATCACTTGAAAATAAGATGAATAAGTTACAGTCACTTAAGCACAAGATTGAGGCTAACCTATCAGTTCTTAGCAAAGAAGTTGACTTCTTTAATAATCATGATAATTGTCCAACATGTAAGCAAGAAATTGACAAAGAATTTAAGTGTGGAGCAATTTCTACTAGGAATTCCAGCATAGATGAGATAAATGATGGCCTATTAAAATTATCTACTGAATATGAAAAAGTTCAGAAAGATATAAAAGATATGCTTGACATTAATTCTCGGGTTAATCAGAAGATCATGGATGCCCATGTTATTCAGACAAAGTCAACTTCTTTAAAAGAATACATCTATCAGATAACTGAGGAAATGAATTCTATTCAGAAAACTTCAGATGATCAAGATGATAGTAAGTCAGTAGAGCTTAGTAATTCGCTAGATACTATAAACGAAACTATAAGTGAATTAGAAGAGAACAAACTAATACTTGGAGTTGCTAGCTCACTACTTAAAGATGGCGGCATTAAATCCATAATAATTAAGCAATATATACCGATTATTAATAAATTCATTAACAAATACTTGGCTGCATTAGAATTTCTAGTACAATTTGAGCTTGATGAGGAATTTAACGAGACCATTAAGAGTAGATTTAGGGACGAGTTCAGCTACGCTTCGTTCTCTGAGGGAGAAAAGATGCGAATTAATCTGGCTATTCTCTTTACATGGAGATCCATAGCCAAGCTTCGTAATAGCATCTCCACTAATCTCCTTATAATGGACGAGGTATTTGACAGCTCCCTCGACTCGGGTGGCATAGAAGAATTCATGAAGATTCTAACACAATTTACTGTTGATACAAACACCTTTATTATTAGTCATAAATCAGATCAAATAGGAGACAAGTTTGGTAATGTTATATTATTTGAAAAGAAACAAAATTTCAGTTCCATAGCTGAATAAGTATGTACATATATAAAAAACTGTGTTACATTAGACAATGGAGATATACATGGAAAATAGCTGGTTTACTACCATTAAAGAAGATGATACTGGTGAATTGTATATAGATCTTCCACCTGAGATGATGAAATCCCTTGGTTGGAATGAAAATACTGCACTCTGGTGGGTTTTTGATGATAATAAAACTGGTGTAATCTTAACTGCGGAAGAGCCAGATGATAAAATTGATTGAATCTAACGATCCAATACTAACGACTCCGTGCGATGGATTTGATTTCTTAAATCCACCGGTTGATCCTATTCAACTGGCAATAGATATGGTAAATCTAATGCATGAAAAAACTGGCATTGGTTTAGCTGCCAATCAGGTAGGATTGCCTTATCGCGTATTCTCACTTAGAGCTTCTCCTGAAAATTTAGTTTGCTTTAATCCTAAGATAGTTAATTCCTCTAATGAAACTACTATATTAGAGGAAGGATGCCTAACATATCCGGGGTTGTGGGTTAAGATAAAAAGACCTAAAGAAGTTAGAGTTAGATTTCAATTACCTAATGGAGATACGAGAACGGAGACGTTTAAGGGTCTTACAGCTAGAGCATTTCAGCATGAGATGGATCACCTTAATGGAATACTATTCTACAATAGAGCTAACAGATATCACAGAGAAATTGCATTTAAGAGGTTGAAAGTAAAATGAATATCTTCTACGTAGATCATGATCCCGTAGTTGCTGCTCAGCAATTAGTAGATAAGCACGTAGTTAAAATGGTTTTAGAATCTGCACAGCTACTTTCTACTGCTCATAGGGTACTAGATGGCAATATGCAGGAACGTCAACGCCTAGTTCCAGGTACACTCAATAATCCAAAGTATCGTAAGCATAAGACGTGGATATTAACCGATACTCGCAATGATATAATGTATCAGGCTACACACATTAATCATCCATCAGCAGTATGGTGTCGTACTGCGGTGGAGAACTATCTATGGTTGGTAGACCACTTCTATGGTCTTCTGGCCGAGTATACCTATCGATACGAAAAAAAGCATAAGTGTTATGACATGGGATACTACCTTCAGTCTCCCCCAAAGAATTTGAAAGACTATGACTGGACACCTATGCCGTCTTGCATGGCAGACGAATATAAAATTTCTAATGAACCATGTACAAATTATAGAAACTATTATAAGATAGGAAAATCAAAGCTGCATAAGTGGACTAAACGCCAACAACCGGAGTGGATTAATGAGTAAAGATTGGGTACATGATATTGCCATGATGCACGAGTATTACAATGTGCATCCTATCATTGAGAATATGGATAAAGAAACTCTCAAGAAGTTCATGAGCTTTCGCATCTCTTTCCTTGAGGAAGAACTGAGCGAACTTCGCACAGCAGAGAATGCAGCCGATATTGTAGATGCGTTGATTGATCTATGCGTTGTAGCCATTGGTACTTTGGATGGATTTGGAGTAGATAGCTATAAAGCATGGGACGAAGTCCTAATAGCTAATATGAAAAAGAAAGCTGGAATAAAACCAGAGAGGCCAAATCCACTGGGTTTGCCAGATCTAATTAAGCCAGTCGGTTGGGTTGCTCCTTCTCACGAAGATAATATCGGATTAGTTTCTAAGATTTTTGAGGACTAATGATGACACTCTCTGATTATGCCCAGTTAATCTTAACAGGTAAAAGCTTTAGATATCAAAAAACTCCGGAATTGATGGAGTATCTAAATAAAAAAACAGATCAGATATATTCTCGCGACATTGAGACTAAAGCAACACCGCGCACAAGAGCTCAAGTATACAGCCATACAAAAAATATGGCCAGCGAGTTTGCGTTGGCTTCACTATCTTCAAATCTATCGATGTCGCTCAAGGAACATAATCATAGAGATAAACATACCTATGCATATGATGTAGTGTACAATGATGCAAATAATAATATAAATCATACATTTGAACACAAGCGTTGGAACAACAGCGATACACAAAATTGGTTTTCCTATTCACATAAAAATCTGAAGACCTTCTTTGATAACACTGATATTGTCGATTACTTTGTTTCAGGAAGATTAAAAGATTATGACGATTACTTTGAGATTGGCTTTTACTTAGTAGCTAATGCTAAGACATTTAAACGCTATTGGACTCCATCACAGAGAGAGAATGCTGATCCATACTATAGTCATAGAATTGCTATGAAAGACGGCGAGTGCTACTTTACCAATGTAAAATTTGAGGAACCTGGATATGGAAAATATTACTGATCAAGATCGCGAGTCTGTTCGAGTACTTCAAGAATGCATAGACTTGCAGCGTAAAAAAGCTAGAGACTATCAAAATCCAAATTCATCGATAAAGCAATCAGATTACTATCCGTCTGGTTGCTTAACCATATTTGAAATCATGCAAGCAAAGATGCTTCGCATGCGATCTGTCATCGAAGCAATGCAGTATGATCCAGAATATACTCCCAACTTTGAATCACTCGAAGACTCTGCAAAGGATCTAGCAAACTATTGCTCGTTCTTCGTTTCATATTCTCGCGGCAAGATCGATGGCCAAGACACAACTCGTGACTTCTTAAATCGAAAGGCTAAGTGATGCATACTAGAAACTCCATCGACGATATTCGTGTTTCTTTTAAACTTCTCAAAGAACGCGAGATGTATGTCACTGACAAGAGCGGTGCTAAGATGCTTGAAATCATCAATGCTTCGTTCATCGCCGATAAGCCAGCTATCTTTGGCAATGTTAACTATGACTATGTGATGCGCGAGCTTATGTGGTACGAGTCTCAGTCTCTTAATGTCAATGATATTCCAGGTGGTCCACCCGCTATTTGGAAGCAAGTATCTGACTCTGAGGGTTGGATTAATTCCAATTATGGTTGGTGTATCTGGTCTCCGGACAACTACGAGCAGTATCACAATGTACTAGAAGAACTCAAGCATAATCCGGAATCTCGACGTGCTACCATGATCTATACTCGCCCTAATATGTGGCTAGACTATAACAAGAATGGTCGATCTGATTTTATGTGCACTAATGCAGTGCAGTACCTTATTCGCAATAATAAGTTACACTGTGTTGTACAGATGCGATCTAACGACGTCGTGTATGGTTACAAGAATGACTTTGCATGGCAAGAAACGGTTCTAAACAAGTTATCAAGCGATTTAAACATTGATATGGGTGACATTCACTGGAGTGTCGGCAGTCTTCATGTGTATGAAAGGCACTTTGACCTTGTCGTATAATTGGACAATGAAATATCTCGATTTAGCAAAGCATATATCTTCTTGGTCTAAAGATCCAAGTACTAAGATAGGTAGCGTGGCTGTTGGTGTAAAAGGACAGATCCTTTCACAAGGATATAATGGCTTTCCTCGAGGCGTAGAAGATACAGAACAGCGTCTTAATAATAGAGAAGAAAAGTATAAGTTTGTTGTTCATGCAGAACAGAACTGCATATACAATGCTACACTAAATGGAGTAAGTCTAGACGGCGCAGACCTCTACGTGTATGGACTTCCTGTATGTTCTGAGTGCGCTAAGGGAGTTATTCAAGTAGGTATCAAGCGCGTATTCATATGTCATCCTACTGATATCAATTCTTCCTGGGAAAATTCTTATAAAAATACAAAGAAGATGTTTGAAGAGGCTGGAGTAGAAGCATTTAGAATGAATGCAGATACAAAATATGTGATTGACGCTACAAATATAATTGTGGATTATAAGAATGATTGAAACTACGCAATACTATGACGAGTTTATTCGATACTTCAATTTAGCAGCATATCAGCAGGAAAAATGTAATACTTCTACTAAGCCACCATATGGAATGATAGAGCATGCAAAGTCTAATATGGGTGATGACTTACTTCACTACGTAACACTGTACGATGTAGTAGAGAGAAAACTTGCTGGGTTCTCTCAGATTATTAATGACTGTTTTTATGGATGGACAGAGCAGCACCCATATTGGAAGAAGATGGAAGCTGGTAAAATTACCAGGGAACGTGATACGGTAGCTAAGGCATGGACTGGAAAGCACGCAGATTTTTCACTTCCAGAGTGGCTCTATATTTTTATCCTGCATCGTGTTTGTGGATCTGCCATCAACTATGCTACTCAGCCATCTGGTTATCATAATACAATCCTATTTGTCTTGAATAATGCTAAGACTATAGAAGACATGGTAACCATGCTGAATAACTATGATCGCTCTTTCTATACATCAATAGGATATCAATTTCCTGCATTTCCTAAACCTCCAGTTGGATCTATTTACAAGAAAGGCGGAGACTACTACCTCTCTGAGTTTGCGCCGCGCTTAGCTAGGGATATGGCTGAATGGCTTCAGCAGAGTAATATAAGGAAAGATCTACGTGAAATTGGCGAATACATGTTTGAATGGAATAGAAAGAATGGCCTTAGAGTATACCAATTTCAATACGCGGCAGTTATAGCCGATATCGCTGATTGGTATCCTCAATATGTTAATAGAGAGTCTATGTTCTACTACGGGACAAATGCTAGGGAATGCATATCTTACCTAGCAAAACCCACTATAAAAATGAATCAAGATCAATTCTTAGATAGAGTTATGGAGAAGATATATGCCGACACCAATTCCCTTCCGTACAACGCAGAAGACGTTTGTTGCGACTTCATCAGGTGGGTCGAAAACTACGTCAGACCCGGCGCGCACTACAATCATCTGGACTTCGACGGAGTCTGGTCATCGTGCAGGATTAAGGATCACCCGTACGGCAGACAAAAGGCTATGCTCGAACTTAATCTCGTTGCCACCTTTAACGGAATGACTGCACATCCATCAGATGACTATATAATCAAGAAAGCTGGACTTACAGTAGAAGAGTATAAGAAGAGAGTAAAAGAATATGTTAGCTGAGTTCATAACTGATACTACGCATGACATCAAGTATCCTAATCTATCTACAGCATCCATTGGAAAAAATGGAAAGCCAACGGAGAGTTGGATGAAAGATTGGTCTCAGGAAGATAGAACACAGAAATTCTTTGAATTTTGCAGAGCATATGACAAGCGAGAGGATTCTCTCCTAAGAGATAACTATCAGCAGTTCTCGCACCGACTTCACTGGCACGAGTGTCCTTTTGTCGAGGAAATATCCAAGAACAATGATCCAGAGATGGTGCTTCACGCCTGTCTCTTATTCTCGTTTACTAATGAGCACTGGCTTACATTTAAAGCTTGGGCAGCTGGTTACAACACCGGCCTTAGAGACTATTTTTATGAGGGTAATCGCCCGTGCAGGTCTGACCTCTTTCAGATCTATTATCCTAAGGGAACTAAAGTAGAAGAGTGGCTCCTCTACGGTCCTCAAAAAGCAGCAAAAGCTCTTAGTCACGTCTTGGTCGGTAAGAACAGGCCATACACAATGATGGAGTTCGCTAAGATATTGAACAAGCACTTCACTACCGAACAAGGATTCCGCAACGCGATGTATCCGTGCAAGAATGCTGCTAGACATGTAGCTATGAGTCATCCCGAATGGGTAGATCCCGACTCTTTTCTTCACGGAGGTACTGGATTCTTTGATGGTCTCTCTCAAGTATTTAATTGTCCATCATTAATGAGTAAGGTAAAGTACGAAGTATCAGAGGATGGATCATATATTTCGGCGAATAAGTCGTGTCAACAATTTATGGACATGATGATTTACCTCTATAATCACAGTGATAATCCTATTCATACTCATAAGTTTCTAAATCTCGAAGATAAGTTGTGCTTCTTCTATAAACACATAGCTATTACAAATGGAATAAAGCACACGACTAAACAGATTCCCTATGATTGGGTATATCCAAAAAATTGGTCACTTAGGACAAATACATATGTCTCATGATAATCACGTTATCGACGGCGTTAATAAGGACTCTATAATCTGGCCGGGTTCCTCTTATGAAGAGGCTAGAGACTATTATCTTGAAATGGCTGAGGGATGGAATCCTTATAACCCAATTCCACTAGTGACAGTGCATGACGGCGTTAGAGTTTTAAGAGATGATACTATAGTAGGTACTAAGGCTCGCGCTGGTGATCTTCTCATGTCAAAGATAAATCATGATACTATCGTCTATTCTCAACCACGCACTGGATTAGCTGGAGTTTCAATACTAGATTCAGCTAAGAGATGGAATAAAAAAGTAGTGTTGTTTATGCCAGCTTCGAAGGAGATATCCCTTCACCAGGCATGTTGTATTGAGCAAGGCGCTATTCCTATATTTAAGCGCATAGCAGCTATGCCAAATCTCAATAAGTATGCTAAGGAATGGGCAGATTCAAATAACGCTTTTTTCGTTCCGCTTGGATTAAAGCACGAACTAGCTACTGCAGCTATTATACACACTGCTTCAATGATAGATCCTCCCGATCACGTCTACGTAGCCATATCAACTGGAGTACTTACTAGAGCACTTCAAATCGCATGGCCAAAAGCTAAGTTTACATGTATTGCAGTGGCTCGCAATCTAAAGGCTGGGGAATTAGGAAGAGCTAAGGTCATATCGGAACCTCTTGATTTTACAACAGAAGAGCATCCTAACAATATGCCTCCATTCCCTAGTATATCCACATATGATGCGAAAGTGTGGAAGTATATTCCTAAAAATACGGGAGAAAATATATTAATGTGGAATGTTGGTGCAGAGCCAGTTCTCCAGAATCTGGATATATATAATACAGTTGAATCTTTCAGAGATTGGGACAAAAATCTAGCAAAATAACTATGTACATTAATCAAAATGTGTATTATAATTATATTTGAATCGGTATTTTGGTAAAGGTATTATATTATGAAAGCGTTGATGGCATCCCCATTTGCAGTAATATCTAATAAAATCGCATCACACCGTGCCGCGCAGGCTATAATTTATGCAGATCAAATTAAACAATCTGGAGTAGATATCACAGTCAATACTGCTGGAGAAAATTATCATTCTGATTTTAATAAATTCAATATCCTATATGTATATCACGGCAATGATTGGGGTGGAACTCTAAATTTATTTGGTGGTTTATCTGATAGCCCAATTATAGATAATCTCATTAACTTGTCAAAATTTAAAGGCGAGGTTTACTCGCTGATCATTCCATTTCCTGACTACTATCAGATGGTAGTAAAGCGCATGGAAGCTGGAAACGTAGATCCTAAGTGGCATCAAGTAGATTGGGAAAATATTAAGCGAATGATCAATGCTCCTGTTATTGATCCCAATAAATTATCAATATATCGAAATGCAGCAGTAGGAGATAGCCACGCCATATCGATGTATAGACCTGGTTGGATGATTAATTCTGTTCCATTTAAAACACTTCACGGAGCTCTCAAGCAAGGCCTCAAGTCATTTCTTCCAATTCCAAATATAGAGTATGACAATATAGAATTCTATTTTGGTAACATCGATATCAGACATCATCTAATGAGACAAGCAACTCCAGCCAATGCTACAATTGAATTGGTTCAGAGATACTTTGAACAAGCAAAAGAACTTAATATTAATGTCAAGATATATGAGCCTCTACCTATAGAGGATCCATCTCGTAAACTACCAAAAACAGGATATTATAAGGGTACTCCATTTTATGGTTCATGGGAAGAGAGATCTGCAATTAGAAAAATATTCATAACAGAGTGTGAGAAGCAACAGACTAATAAGGTGAAGCTATACAGTTGGAATCGTCACATGCTTAATGAGCGGCGTCAACTAGACTTTAAGTTTATGGAAAAGCCAAAGTCAGTACACCTATCGCGCGAGCACTATCCTCATTGGCAAGGTTTAGAATACAACAACATAATTATGAGTGGATTAAGCGATTTTATATAATGGAGTTAAAAATGCAACTTAAAGCCGATGAAATTAAACCTCTTACAGTTGAAGATATCAATAAATTAAATATGCTCTCAACACCGATGTTTGGTGCTAGAGCACCTGAATCGATCAATATTAATATGCCAAAATTTGAATACAAGTACAATGAAGGCATGTACATTAATGAGTTATTAGAGTATATTAATAATACTTACAGTCAACACTACTCACAAAATAGGTTTCAAGCTACTGAATTTATTATAGATTCCGGCCATGGTACTGGATTTTGTATGGGCAACGTCATGAAGTATGCCCAGAGATACGGCAAGAAAGGTTCTACCTCTGATTCGAGAAAAGATCTATTGAAGGTAATACATTATGCAATTATGCAACTATACGTACATGATACTAAGAAGGAGTCTAAATAATGGAAATTAATATCCCTATCGAGAAACTTCGTGAAAACAAATTGTTCCTCGCAACACCGATGTACGGTGGAGCATGCGCAGGCATGTTCACTAAATCTGTAGCAGACTTATCTGCAATCTGCACTAACTATCAAATTCCACTTCAGTTGTACTTTCTCTTCAACGAGTCACTAGTTACAAGAGCACGTAACTACTGCGTTGATGAGTTCATGCGTTCTGAAGCTGAGCATCTTATGTTCATTGACTCGGATATCGGATTTAATCCGCAAGATGTTATTGCTCTAATGGCTCTTCAGGCAAATGAGCCTGAAAAATATGATATCATCGGTGGTCCTTATCCTAAGAAGTGTATTTCATGGGAAAAGATTAAGTTGGCGGTAGATAAGGGTATTGCAGACGAGGATCCAAATGTATTGGAAAAATTCGTAGGCGACTATGTGTTTAATCCTAAGGGCGGATCTGGTTCTATCGCTATCGGTGAACCATGTGAGGTCCTAGAGATTGGCACTGGTTTTATGATGATCAGTAAGAATGCTCTAAAGAAATTTGTTGAGAAATATCCGGAGTACTACTATCGTCCAGATCACGTACGAACAGAGGCATTCGATGGCTCTCGAGAGATTATGCAATTCTTCCAAGCTGAGATCGATCCTGTATCGAAGCGCTATCTCTCTGAAGATTACTGGTTTTGTCAGAAAGCTCAAGCGATTGAACTTAAGACATGGTTCTGTCCATGGATGAAGATGCAGCACGTTGGATCTTATATTTTTGGTGGTTCGCTAGCTGATCTAGCATCTATTGGGGCATCAGCAACCGCTGATCCTAGTTCTCTTGGTGGCAAGAAAAAGAAGTGAGGATTGACATACATTATGACTAATTTGAAGTTTGACACAAAGACTATCAGTGTACTAAAAAGCTTTTCCTTAATCAACCCATCTATGTTATTTAAGGAAGGAAATGAAATTACTACTGTTTCCCCTACAAAGACTATCATGGCTCGAGCTAATGTGGCTACACACTTTGATAAGCGCTTTGCAGTTTACAGCCTCAATAAGTTTCTGAATACTATGTCTATGTTCAGCGACCCTGAAATAAACGTCGGTGACAGTACTATTACAATCACCGACGTTTCCAACACCCCTATAAAGAGTGTGAAGTATACCCTAGCAGATGAGAATACACTACCTATCCCAACTACAAAGGAACCTAACTTTCCAGAGGGTGAGGTAAAGTTTACTATCACTAATGACATGATGAAAGATGTAGAGCGTGCTCTATCTATCCTTAGTCTTCCAGAAATTGCAGTAGTAGGCGATGGTATTTCAATCTCAATCCAAGCACTCGATAGTAAGAATCCATCGGGTGACGTGTATAGTGTAGAGGTTGGTTTAACTGATAAGACGTTTAAGGCTATCTTTAAACCAGAAAGCTTTAATGTCTTATCCAAGACGATTACCAATTCTTATGATGTTGAGATTTCATCTAAGGGATTCTCACACTTTAAGTCTACTGATCTAGAATACTGGATTGCAATTGAAGCTACTTCTACATTCAACTAATAGTGAGGGGGCAAATTGCCCCTTCATTTTCTTTATTATGAAATGGTGGAGTTATTATGAACGAGCAATTCTTATGGGTAGAAAAATATCGCCCAAAGACCATAGCTGATACTATCCTTCCTGCAGAGTTAAAGTCTACATTTCAGAAATTTGTAGAGCAGCAAAATATTCCAAATCTTATCCTATCCGGATCAGCTGGTGTCGGTAAAACAACAGTGGCTCGAGCTATGTTGGAAGAATTAGGTTGTGACTATATCATAATTAACGGGAGTATGAATGGAAACATCGACACACTTAGGAATGAAATACTACAGTTTGCTTCCTCGGTATCTTTTACGGGAGGCAGAAAGTACGTCATCCTTGACGAGGCCGATTACCTTAATGCAAATTCTACGCAGCCAGCTCTACGCAATTTCATGGAGGAATTCTCAAGGAACTGCGGTTTCATACTTACCTGTAATTTTAAAAACCGAATCATTGAGCCCCTACACTCGAGATGTTCGGTTATAGACTTCAAGATTAATAAGTCTGATATGGCCAAGTTAGCAGGTCAGTTCTTTAAACGTGTAGAAAATATCCTTACTAAAGAGAATGTGGCATTCGATAAGGCAGTAGTTGCTGAGGTTATCAAGAAGCACTTCCCCGACTGGCGTCGTGTCTTAAATGAACTGCAGAGATACTCAGCGACGGGTGCAATCGATGCAGGAATACTTACTAATTTCCACCAGATATCTCTCGATACACTAATCAAGTTACTAACTGATAAGAACTTTACCGCTATTCGTAAGTGGGTGGGAGAAAACTTGGATGCAGATCAGACTGTTATCTTTAGAAAGATATATGACTCAGCATATGATTTTCTAACTCCTTCTGGAGTAGCAGCTGCAGTAGTTTTAATTGGAAAGTATCAGTACCAGTCTGCATTCGCCGCAGATCCTGAAATCAATCTAATGGCTTGTTTAGCCGAGATTATGATAGAGTGTGAGTTCAAGCGATGAATCCATTTGACATCGTCAATGACATCAACTATATAAAGAAAGGCATCATCAATGACGAAGTATCGGCCAAGGAATACAATGCGTGGATTGTTAATCGGGCCTTATCGTATTTCCCGGATACTATATTTTATGCGCAGGAAATGAATACCAACCACACTCTAGATAATAAGATGCAGTACGACTATCTTTTCAATGCTATTCGACCTGCTAAAAGGTTCTCTAAGTGGGGTAAGAAGGATAAGAACCAAGACATAGAAATGGTACAGCAATACTTCGGATATAGCAGATCTAAGGCACTGATTGCTATGTCTATACTAACTCCTGATCAGATGAAAGCTATCGGTGCTTCTGTAGATACGAGTAAAATTCTATAAATCATAAATACCCATAATAACAATAATAATTATGGGGTGTCATATGTCGGTTTTAGAGACTTTAGTTGAGGTGACTATTGCAGAGGAAGAAGATTTCTTAAAGATCAAAGAAACACTGACTCGCATCGGAGTGGCTTCCCGCAAAGAAAAGAAACTATATCAATCATGTCATATACTTCATAAGCAATCGAAATACTATATAGTGCACTTTAAAGAACTATTTGCTTTGGATGGCAAGCTTTCTAATCTTAGCGACGAGGACATAGGTCGCAGGAATACCATAGCTCAATTGCTTGAAGACTGGGGTCTCATAAAGATAGTAGATCCAATTGCATCTAAAGAGCCTAGGACGTCTCTTAGTCAGATAAAGATACTTCCTCACAAGGAAAAAAATGAGTGGGAATTGGTTCCTAAATATAATATAGGACGCAAGAAGGTCTAAAGGAGTGAAATTTATATCATGTTTAAGTTCTTTAAGCGGCAGCCAAAGACACCCGCAGAAATAAAATTACAACAAATTCAAGACCTGCTTTTTCCAAAGATGGAAGAAACAGAATTGAACGGTGTTAAGTTCTGCGTAGATTACTCAGTAGACTCCAACCTAGATGCAGTTCTCCTAGACCTCGAAGAGGGTCACAACGACGAGACTGCCAGAAAAACTATCAAGAAGGTTACAAATAGATTATATGAGATTAGACAGCTATTACAAGCATATACTGAAAAGCTTGATAAGGATATAAAGTACGTAGTAATAGATGATGTAATACCCAACAATTACGAATAACTCTCATGATAATAGTATTAGATAGTGTATTCAAATCAATAGATTCTATAAGCGAATTTTTGCCAGCATTTCCTGAAAATGACACCTGGTTTGAACCAGGCACATATCAATTTATTGACAAGATAATAGATATAGCTTCGAAGTACTTCGACATGCCAGGATATATAGGATACGAGATGCACAAGAATACGATTAGTCTTGGGTATCATCATGATAAGGATGAGATGCTCTATGCAACTACTGGAATATTTTCATTTCCTCTATGCAGCATAGTATACTATCCACATATACAAAATTTGAGGGGCGGAGAGCTGAGATTTGAGGACGTAACTATCAAACCTATAACCAATAGGTTAGTCATGTTCGAATCGTCACTGCCTCACTTAGTTGCCGAACATACTGGAACTAGAATTTCCATTGGTATAAATCCATGGAAAGAAAAGCCACTAGCATATAGGACTTAACATGATTAGTAAAGATAAGTTAGACGATTTCATCGATCAAGTCGAGAATATGATAGATGCCCAGGATGACATGTGGGCAGAGGAAAAGAATTACAACTATCGCTGGAAAAATAAAATTAAAGAAGAGAGATATGAACCTGCTAGAAAGTCAGCTAGGGAATCACTCGAGGCTGCTATTATTGAAATAGCAGAGAAGATGATGGTAGATAAGAAATGACCGACGAGGAAGTAGTAGAACTTATGTCTGTCTATATAATAAAGCAGATTAATCTAGGTCGCAACCATATTATGGAGAGCGAGTTGTACACCGCATTTGGCTCTAACTTTCCAACAGATATTCCCGATAGGAAGTTTATTCTAAAAGAATACGAGAATGTAATAAACATGGCAGACTTCAAAGCGAGGTACAGAAAACATTAATTATGGCAGAAACATTTTATGAAAATAAGTTTAGGGATCTTCCGCTGTGCACTACTCTCGTGGAAAAATATCCACTTATAAGGAACGAGGTCCTCGAGTTTATAAGCAATTATGATCCCCTAATACCATTCCCAAAATATAAGGTTAATGTCGAGCAAGTCGAATTGTATGATAATGACTGGAAAGCCTTTCCTCTTAGTGTATTTAGGGATGAAGCCCCAGAAATTACAAACGATCCTAGATTTCTATCGCTAGTAAAATTTGGCAAAGAAAAGTGCCCAGTCATTCATAGTATCATAGAAGATCTGGAAAAGGCAGGTGAATTGGCAAATGTATTCATATCCAAACTTACTCCTGGAACCATCATTAGGCCACACTTTGGTAGAACCCCGCATTGGATGAGATTTCACCTCGGCCTAGTGGATGATCCAAAGTGCTACATAAAGGTAGGCAGTGACTCCAAATCATGGGAATCTGGTAAGATCTTGGCATTCAGGGATGGAGGAGAGTATCCGCATGAGGTGGTCCACAAGGGCACCAGGGATAGGATTATATTGAGTATGGATGTCAAGATGGACTACCTAGCTAAGTGGCTAAAAAATAATGGACAAGTGTGAAAATAACTGTGTACATAATTAAAAATATAGGGTATACTGATAATATAACCAATGGAGTTTATATCATGAACGTCAATGAAGCAATGTCGATGGCAGCCCAGCTCGAGACCCTAGTGGATATGTCGAAACTTTTCAATTCATCCCGCGATCAGCTCTGCGAGTCAATCCTCCTAGTTGCCAAGAACCTTAAAGATATGGCAGATCAGATGGATCTTGAGATGTCAGCGTTTGCTGAAGAGCAGTATCAGGATGAAATCGTCACTACCAGCATGGTTGCAGAGTACTTAGCACAGGGAGTACATTGATATGGACCGCGTAGATATTCAAGCTCAAGATAGGTCAGGCGTATGGAGAACATATCATACGACTATGAATAACAATTCACAAAGGATCATTCAGGAAATGAACAGTCTCAGGAATAAGTTTCCTGAATATAGAGTACGCGCTGTCGATAAAAGTGGCCGAATAGTAGATATTTTGTAACTGATTTATATAAATAAAATATGAAAACAAATAGGACACTACAAATGCAATCGAAAACATGCCATATTAATACAGCGATCGTCGGGAATATTCCTGAATATGATCGCTCATGTGGTTGTCCTGCCTAGTCCTACACTCAACATATAGAGTTTGGATTAGGGCGGGAAATAAAAAATCCTGCCCTAATTTTTTATGTGTACTTAATATTAAAGTTGATATATATTAAGATAAGACAAGCAGCTACTCCTTGTATATAAGAGTAGACCCTGACTGGTACTGGCGCCGAATGGTTGCAGGTGGTTTCCAGCAGGGAGAAGTAGATAACGAAAGTTATCTCTTCACAGATACTGCAATGGGTATCGCTGATAGACGTATCAGCTATGCGGGCTCAAACGGCTTTGTTCGGGTCCTGATATAACCATGCCAAAAGCTTAGGACGGGAAGCCCCCGACTCCAAAATTCGGCTTTATGCAGTATCTTTGTAGAGATAATTATCTCTTCACGGATACACCAGAGCCCGAAGTGTGTGCACTTTTAATAAACACAGAGGTAGGCTGATCAAAAGATACTGCTATAGTTCGAATGATGCAGGTGAGGTTGGCTAGACAGCTGGTGTATCCTTGAAGTGATAATAATGCTTGTGTAGGTACCTTAATCGAGGAACGCTGCAGCGTTTTCGAGCTGGTCTGGCCGACCAGTAAGCGTGGGTTCGATTCCCATGGCAAGCTCTTAAATTGGAGGATAGCGTCTATGGTAGACACACAGTCCTGAAAACTGCGCCACCGAAAGGTTGATGGTTCGATTCCTTTATCCTCCGCCAAGTTTGCCAACAGTGAGGTATCTGATCAGTACTACTCATTGATCGTTCGTTAATATGAAAGTTAACAAAGAAAGATTGGAGATCGTAAAGATATGAGCATGAGATTATTAGGAGTTTTTCTTTCGCCGTTAATGCTGATCTTTGTATTGGCATTTACATTATCAGCTGAGCATGTTCATACTCCTTGGTGTGAACATCATGACTTTGAGTATTACGAATGAAATATTTCTCTCCCCTATACTTAAATTTGCGGATCTGGTGGGCTATTAATGTATGCTTAAAAAATAATTATAGAATGAAATATTTTGGTCCTTTTTATTATTATAGTTATAATTGTGATCCGGAAGGTTGGAGTTTTAGGATTGGAAAAGTTCTTAGTATAAGCAGGTTTGGAAATAAAAAGTACATTGAGACAAATAAAGGTTATCGTTATGCCATTGTTATATTAGGCAAACTTTATAGAAAAGGTTATACGGCGGCAATCTAATTTAGGGTGAGTTGATGCTATGGCGTGTGCATCCCCAGACTGTAAATCTGGTCCTTATAGGTAACATTGTTGGTTCGACTCCAACCTCACCCACCATTGTTCGATCACTTAGCTCATTTGGTAGAGCATCGGGCTTTTAACCTGCAGGTGCTGGGTTCGATTCCCAGAGTGATCACCAAAGTTTGCTTCCATGAACTAATTGCTTCTAGTACTGGTACCGGAAAAAAGCATTGGCCAAGTTCTCCCTCATGAAGGGAGTATGTAGGTTCGAATCCTACTGGAAGCTCCAAGAAGAGAAGGCACAGGTTCGATTCCTGTCTGTTCCCGTTGAACGGAGCAGTAGTTTAGTGGTAGGAACATCTCGCCTCTTATGGCGCATA